TGCAAAACAACCCGAGGTCGAAACAATGGAAGAGCTTTTATCTGAAGTTGTGACTGACCAGATCTTGAGAAACAATTTAAAGTGAATCAAATGAATAAACCAACCGCAGCCAAGGGAACCTACGAGCAGAAACCCGGAAAAGGCGCAGCATTCCCGAATGACAAAAAGGTCGAGGATTGGCACGCCGATTACAAAGGCCGGATCTGCTTGCCAGACGGTTCGATGCACTGGCTGGACGTGACGATCAAAACCGCTGCCAGCGGGATGCAATACGCTGCGATCAGCATCGGAAATGCTTGCGAACCGACCACCGCGGTCGATCATGGGCCAAAAAGGCACCCAGACGGGCACAGGAGCGGCTTTCAGCAGGCAGGTGAGGCTACCCTACCAGCTCGCATGAAAAACGCGCCACAGCCCCGCGCATCGGGTTTCGAAGATGAGCCTGACAGCGATATTCCTTTCTGATTCAAAAGGGTTAAAAAAATGGAGAAATTAAAAGATCCGGTTCAGCTCATTGCCGATCATGGAGCAATGACAGCAAGGCAATTAGGCTTTTATTTGCCAGACATGACTACAAAGCTCATTGATGCCAAGCTGCGTTACGGGTTTCGCATTGGTCGACTGGGACGGCGCATTGACTCAACTGACCGTGCTTGTCGTAAGCGCTTCATCTACTACGATGTCAATAGCCGAGCCAGCAGTCGAGAGCCTGAGTATTGCGTCATCCTGAGAACTCTTGGAAAACCTGTGGAGCACGTCGATGGAATTTACTAATGGCCGATTTGTTTACAAGGGCGAGGATGGTGAACAGCTCCATCCTGACGTTCAGCCGGTCTTTTTCTTGAATGACGCGATGTTTGTGCCGCACTACGTGACTCCGCACTTGTGGATCTCATACGGCAACAAACCACTCACAACCAAGAACCTGCTTGAGCGCAACGCCAAGCTCGGGACCACGTATCTATGGGTTCGGCCCTGGATCGAGAAGATCTTTAACTCAGAGGATATTTTCAATATGAAGGAATCACAAATAAAACAGGCTCTTATTGCATGACATTAATAGTCGGACAATCAATAACCAGCATTCAGCTAAGTGTCAGCGAGCTACAGCAGGAATGCGCTTCATTTCAGGTAGAGCTTGATACTGTTCTAGCGCTTGCAAGACAAATACAATGCGATGCAACAGACTTGATCAACGAATGGGACAAAAAAGATGAAACCAGTACTGGACGAACAAACATCCGACCTGTTTATGGAGGAGTGGCTATGCGATCTACTTGCCGATCCTGTCGACATTTCGAGCTTCTTGGAGGAGATGGGGAGACTTCGTATATGGGCGAATGTCGACGCAGATCACCAGAGCTGTTGGTAGACGAGGACGGCACTTGCGAACCTGGCTGGCCGCCGGTGGACGAGATCCATTGGTGCGGCGAATACTCACCGGAAACACTTTCATGAACCACGACCCTGTAAACCATCCACAGCACTACACTCAGCACCCAAGCGGCATCGAGTGCATCCAGATCACCGAGCACATGTGCTTTAACTTGGGCAACGCGATCAAGTACATTTGGCGAGCAGATCTCAAGGCAGGAATGCAAGATCTAGAAAAAGCCAGGTGGTATCTAGATCGAGAGATTGAGCGACGTAAGAAAGCGTTTGACGTGCATCTGCAAGACGTGCTAAAACGCGCATGATTGGGTCCGGGCGCACTCCTCGCCAAACCATTGCCCAATTGGGCGACGAGGGGTTGCCCATTTTTTTCGGTGGTGCAGATGGAAAATGAAGCGAGCACATTTGTCTCGGTGCTTCTGCACTCAGGCACTAACGCGCATCTTCTGCATTGGATGACCAACAGCTACGCCGAGCACCGAGCGCTTCGCAAATACTATGAAGCCATACCAGATTTGGTCGATCAGTTTGCAGAGGCCTATATGGGTCGCTACGGTCAGTTCAAATCATTCCCTGACGATTACTACCTGCCCACCGACGATCCTGTCGAATACTTCGAGGGAATCAAGTATTTCGTGCAAGACTCCCGAGAGGTTATTCCTGAAGACACCGAGCTACAAAATCTGATTGATGAGATCGCGCAGCTCATTGACTCAACCCTTTTCAAACTTAAATTTCTCAAGTAAGGCAAATCATGAAATCTAAAGACAACGCAACCAAACAGCCAGCCGGCTATGGCTACGGTTCTAACGCTAAAATTCCCGCTGGCGTTGCCGGCCAGGACAAGAGCGGTACGCGCTCCGAGCGCATGGTCAACGGCATCGGCATGGGCGAGGCTGACATGGCTGGTAAAGACAAGCAATTCAACACCGGCGTCACCAAAGGCACGTGCTACACGCACGATCGGGTGTCCTATCAGAAATGATTAGACCCCTTCGTAACTTCATTACCGTGCAACCGTCGGTCAGGAAGCTGTCGGACGTGATCCACGTGAACAACCGCGAACCCTTTAACGAGGGAACCATCGTCGCGGTCGGACCCCAAGTCAAGGAAGCTCGGGTTGGGGACCGGATCAAATACGGCAACGGTGACTACCTTAATTGGCCGACTCACAACATTGCCGGTCAGGACTACCAAATCATTCAAGAGGCCGACGTTTGTGCGGTCGTGGAATAAGGGAAAATCATGAGTAATTCGATCGCTACAGGCGTTGCTTACGCCGATCCAGAATTTACGACGTGCTACGTGAGCCAAGAGTTTGGTTACACGCCAGCAGCTCAAGGCACCGTTACCCAGGCCACCAGCAAATCGACTGCGGTTACGCTCAACAAGTCGATGGGCAAGATCACGATGAACAACGCTGCTCTCGCAGGTGGCGCTACCGTCAACTTCACGTTGAACAACAGCACGATCAGCGATAACGATGTTGTGACCGTCAGCATCTCCGGCGGCGCAACAGCCGGTGCTTATTGGCCCTACGTTGCTGACCAGGCATCGGGAAGCGCAACCATCGGTCTGTTCAACAACACCGGCGGCTCGCTGTCGGAAGCTGTTGTTGTGAACTTTGTTGTCATCCACGGCGCGAGCTAAATGAGCAAGCCTGGCTTGTACGCCAATATTCACGCGAAACAGGCTAGGATCGCTGCCGGCTCTGGCGAGAAGATGAATAAGGTTGGCAGCAAGGCGGCACCGTCTGCTGCTGACTTTAAGCAAGCTGCGAAGACTGCTAAACCGGCGAACAAAAAGTAATGGCTACAAAGCACGACAAGCCGATCTCCCGGTCAACGACCGGGAAGGGCAAGACTTACAACCCGACCGAGAAGGGCGCGGGGATGACTGCGAAGGGTCGTGCTGAGTACAACGCCAAGAACAACGCCAATCTCAAGCCACCAGCGCCGAATCCCAAGACCGACGCAGACAAAGGTCGAAAGGCTAGTTTCTGCGCTCGCATGGAAGGCGTCGTGCGAAATGCGAAAGGTCCGGCTGAGCGTGCCAAGGCATCGCTTAAGAACTGGAATTGCTGATGCAGGTCGAACAGCGCAAGATTGAAGCGCTGATTCCATACGTAAACAATTCCCGGACGCACAGCGACGAGCAGGTCGCTCAGATTGCTGCCAGCGTTCGGGAGTTCGGATGGACCAACCCGATCCTGGTTGACGGGCAGAATGGCATCATTGCCGGTCACGGTCGTTTAGCGGCAGCTCGCAAGCTCGGGTTGACCGAGGTTCCGGTGATCGTGCTGGACCACTTGTCTGAAGCGCAAAAGAAAGCGCTGGTCATTGCAGACAACAAGCTCGCATCGAATGCCGGATGGGACGATGAGATGTTGCGGCTCGAGCTTGGCGATCTGCAAGAAATGGGTTTCGACGCGACCATCGCCGGCTTCACGACCGAGGAGCTGGACGCGCTTCTAAACGTCACCGAAGGCACAGACGGGTTGACCGATGAGGATGACGTGCCAGAGGCTCCAGACGAGCCTACAACGCGATTGGGCGATGTTTGGATACTGGGCAAGCACCGATTGATGTGCGGCGATTCTACGTCGATTGATGCGGTTGAGAAGTTGATGGATGGGGCGCTTGCCGATCTTGTTGTTTCCGACCCTCCCTATGGGGTCAGTTACGCAGATAAAAACAAAAGTTTAAATTCGGTAAACAAGGGAAATCGCAATCAAACTCCAATAAAAAACGATCATCTGAAAGATGGCGCATTGGAAGATTTTTTTCTTGGTGCTTTTTCGGCAATTTTTATTGCAATAAAACCCGGCGCTCCGTTTTATATTTTTGCTCCTCAAGGTGGTGAGCAAATGATGATGATGATGATGATGCAAAAAGCAAGCCTGCCGGTGCGTCATGAGTTAATTTGGGTAAAGAACAATCACGTTTTAGGAAGGGCTGATTACCATTACAAACACGAACCTGTTTTGTATGGATGGAAAGAAGGAGCTGGACATCCTTGGTATGGAGAAAGAAGCAAATTTAGCATTTGGAATGTAAACAAACCAAATCAATCAAAACTTCATCCAACGATGAAGCCGGTTGAATTATTGGAAATACCAATTAATAACAGCAGCAAAGGGCAAGACGTTGTGCTTGATCTGTTTGGGGGTTCAGGCTCTACGCTGATTGCGTGCGAGAAAACGGCGCGTCAATGCCGGATGATGGAGCTTGACCCGAAGTATTGCGACGTGATAGTAAAGCGCTGGCAGGAGTTCACTGGCAAGGCAGCAACCCACGCAGAATCGGGAATTCCTTTCGATTCAATGACTAACACTTTGACGCAATAAAAATGCTACCGCACGAGCCAACCGATAAAACACGT